TGGGGTCTTCTTTTACAAGCTTTCCACTTTTAGTGTGAGAAAGGTCTTTCCCCCCTTTGCCCATAATCCCTTTCTTGTACCTGGCTTTAGCTAGTTGTCTTCTTTTAGCTTTCTGACCAGGTTTTGAATTAAAAGTTTTATCGGTAGCTGCTTTCTTCTGCCTTGCTGAAGAATTTTTTCTATAAAACTTGGCGGTTTTTTTTACCCTCTTTAATTTAGGAGGAGCCATAAATCACTTGCCGCCTTTTACTTTTTTGGGTTGAGGATCTGACTTTTCATAATGCCACATCATATGATCATTCATTGCATCGTCAACTTTATCGATCTTATGATGCAGATTAAACAGCTCGTCTTTAACACCACTTACCAGCCCGGCAACGACGTTGTGATCATCCCTGTTTTCTTTGCGACTCTTCTGAACTAAAGCCGTAATAACTCCACCCACTGCAGCTATTGCTGCAACAATTACTGCCTCCATGCCGTTCACCACTTGACCCTGTCGGCCCAATACGCTGCGGACATCTTACCTTTTTTAATGTTAGCTGCATGGCGTGCCTTAAAAGACTTACGCCTGGCTGCATAAGAAGAAGATTCGCCTTTTTTCTTAGGAGATCCCTTAACACCCTGTTGTCCAAAACGAATGGTCTTAACTTTATCGCCAACTTTAGCAACAACTACATGTGACTTAGTTGGATGACCAGGAGTTCTTTTAGGCTGATTAAAGCCAGATACGCCAGCTCTAGCTAGCCTTGGATCTTTTTTCTGGGCCATTATTTCTTCCTTTTTTTCTTACGTTTTTTATATCCAGTTTTAACAACTGGTCCGTTAGATTTTTGATTATTAGTACCCATTCTTGGCCCACTAATATAGACAAACTTTTTTATAGCCATTTGTCAGCCTTTATTCTTTTTAATTTTCCTTTTACCCGGAACCGCTTCTGGTGGAGTAACTTTTAAATCTTGAAAATTAGGCTTGGCGTCAGCTAAAAGCTTGTAATAATTATTAATTGAGGATGTCTTCATCCCGAAACCTTTTTTGTCAGCCATAATAACACCTTTCAAAAACGCATTAATTATTATAGTAAGTGCACATAGCAAAAAAGAGAGGGTTGCCCCTCTCCATTTTGTTTGAAAGTCAGCTTTTTTTAGAAGGCGTTTTCTTTGCAGGTGTTTTCTTTGAAGGAGTCTTTTTTGATGTGGACCCCTTAGGTCTTCCAGGCTTTTTCTTGACAGCTGACTCAACCTTGCTGGGCACCGTGCTATCAATCACAGCCTCTTCTGAGACTACTTCACCTTTATCATCCAAGTCGTAGCCACCTTTTTTACCTTCTAAATTGGGACATGGTGTTTGACCTGGTTCTATGTGAGCTTCAGGTATTTTTTTAGGTATTTTTTTACCAAATAACTTTTTAATAAAATTCATGATTAACTTCCTTGTTGTGACTCTTTTATTAGTAAATATCTTTCTCCAGTTTCCTTAGAAACTAAACCAAAACCATATGCTGCCGCCTCTTCAACAGCTGCCTGCAAGGCCTCTTTATCTTCAAGGGAGACGTTTGACATGGGTAGAGTTATGCCTGCATACACATCTATATTTTCAAAGTTTCCTATATTAATTTTTCTATTGACGCCGCATATAAAAACTGGATTTGTTGATATGCTCATTTCGCTTGACAAAATCTGTACCACCTTTTCTATAGAATGATTGTCTGACTGCTCGAATGCTGATGGAACTATCTTAGGCATACACGCCTACCGAACTACGAACGAACTCAGACGTTAATGCCGCCTGGGTTTCAATGCTCTTGTCATCTGTATCCATAACTAAATCAGCCATGGAACAAACTTCATCCATTTGCAGCTCAGAGATATGATTTAATTGCTCATCAGTCATAAGCATTCCATCTCTTTGCATCATTCGGTCTCTCCTAACTTCTTCCGAAGCAGTATAGCATATCAGTATGCCATTTTCGTGATTTTTAATTGCCTCTGCCTCATTTAGCATTCTTACGTCGGATATTATCACCGACATTGGCAATGGCTCTACATCCTCCTGCAGAGATCTTACATATTCAAAGTGAATAGATCTAGCTTTATTTATGGCCCAATCAGCAAAACAGTCTATATATTGAGCACGACATAGGTCACCCGCTTTCTGCAAGAAGCTTCTAGGCTTAATTCCCTCCGGCTCTATAGGTAGGTCATATACATTTCTAACCAACTGAACCATTTCCTCGTATACAGGTACATTAGCTATCGGTGAGCCACCGAATAGATCATATAAAGTATCATGAATTCCATACATCTGTCTTGTCATAGCTCGAGACCCGCTAACCATCTTTCTAACAGATGCTAATTCATATAGCGGTAGCGCAAAATATATATGATCCCATACCATTCCATTCTCTGAATTTATTATTCTTGCTTTAGGAACTATCGCTTCTGCAGCCGAGGTTTTACCCGTTAAGGCTTTACCTGCAAGACCTACGACAATGGGTTTTTCTGGATTATATTTTATAATACTCATTATTTAGTTGCCTTTAATATACTTTCTCTTCTTTCTTCAAGTTGATCTAAGAACTGTTTAGCTAAACTGTCTGCTTCCCAAACAAAAGCCCTAGGTACTTGGACAACTCTAAATTTATATTCTTCCCTTATTTCCTCTATGGTCATCAGAAGTGGTACAAGTGCGCTATTTTTGCATCTCCATTTGCCATTAACCTGATTTGCTACAACAGCTGAATCTGTATAAATAATTGGATCAACCAGATCTGCCATAGAACATATTAGCAGACCAGCTATTACAGCCTCATACTCTGCCTCATTATTGGTTCTGGGACCTAAGCCTCTTGCAAACTGCGCAACCTTCTTCCTATTCCTATATACCACAACTCCACATGAAGCTTCTCCATACTTCTTTTGCCCTTGCCCCCTAGAGGCACCGTCGCAAAATACCTCTACGTTCATGTTATGTCTCTATCCAGTATTTGATATATGTCCAGTAGAATGTCTTGAACATCTGCTTTAAGAATCAGGTTGGCAGATATGTTGGAAAATTCCAATAATCTTTCATCTACATATTCCTTCATCTCAGATAATCTTATTATACATTCGTCAGTCAACATTAATTCCTGATCTAACACCATGATTTGTAACCATATCCTTAAAGTTTTTCATTTTTGATGGAGTATCTACTTGAAGAGTTCTATATAGATAATATCTTAGGCTGTTTAATTCTACCTGTAAAGGAAAATCTAGTGTAGATCTATTTTCTGAGTAAAACTCATCAGAAGTATTTACACTCTTATAATGCGCTATATACACAATAACTCCTAGTAGGTACTAAAATCTGAATCTAAATAGCTGCCTCTTTCCTCTCTGTGGGCAGCTATCTGCATCGATTGCATTTTATCCATTAGCTTTCTGGCTGATTCAGAGGCTATTCTTGCGGAGGTTTCTATTGACTCAGCTAGCTCAACTATAGCCTCGCAAGTAACAAAAGCGGCGTACTCCTCTTCAGCAGCGTTCATCGCTGTAGCTTCTCTCTCATCTTCATTCTTGCCGACTTTGTTTGCCTTATATTTCTTCTTGTAATTACCTTCTAATATCTTATACTGAGCTCTAGCTATGCCAGCAAACCTAGCTGCACGCCCATAAACGTTTGATGTCCTAGCAACTAAGGATGCTATTTGATCTATACCCAAATCTATCACATCAGTTTCTGGTATTTCAACAAAATATTTCATTTGCTGCTCAGCATCTGCATATGCCATTGTTATCTCATATAGTTGTGGGCCCAATATGCTATTTAAAGTTAGCCGTATGTCTTGCATGTATGTCAATTTTTTTTCTCCATTTTGATTAAGAATGCAAACTCGTTAAAATCGTCGTTCATAATAGCTTCCTTAATCTTACCTCTTATCTTCACTAGGTGCTCCCTAACTGTGTTTGGATGCTCGTTTATTCTAGCAGATATTTGACTAGATCTCATACCGTCTACATATCTCCACTTCAAAAGTTGCCTCTCTTGAACCGACAGGATATTGAAAGGTTCCATATTGTTTTCCCCCAAGACCCAGAATTCATCTATCTTATCCGCGTACAGCATTTGCTCCATACTGTATTCCACAGGGTCGGCTTTAAATCCTACTGTGTTTTCATCAGAATTTTCATCACTACCAGATTCATCTGCCAACAGAGGGAAGGTTTTCCTGCCCAACTGATCTATTAAAAAGGTATCAACATTTTTCTTTAGGAGATAAAAGAAATAACTGTACAAAAAACCACTAAAAGGAATTGGACCTTTTCTTTCGTACCTTTCTATACATTGAAAAAACGTCATATCAACAGTCTGCCTGATGTCCTCTTCGTCGCCATATCTTTTTGCCATGTAATTTATACCACGCATACATTCGTTAACGTTTTTTATTACATTTGAATTGAACTTCTGCTTCATCAAAGAAAATCTTGTTCCAGGATCTTTTATGAATAAAGATATAAACCTTCGAATATCGTAGTCATTAAGATTATACTTTCCGTGGTAAAGCATCGTAGAATACTTGGTGAGGAAATTATTAAAAACCTTTACCAACTCTTCTTGATCTTTTCCTGATCCAGTTTTTGCTCGCGCTATCAGGCTTTGCATCTCCTCTTCTTCTAGAGAATAATATTGTTCTTTATAACTTTTCTTTGGCTTCACTTTTTTCCTTCCCAATGTATAAGATACTCGGAGTAATTATCCCTTATATCTTCGTAGAAAATAATTTCGGGAACTTCTAAGTCACTCATAAAGTTTTTAGCATCTCTAGAATATTTACCTATAACGCAGGTAAGCTTAGTAAACTCTTCTGGATAATATCTTTTAAATCTTTTTAATTTTATCTTACTTTTATCGTCTAGATATCCTTTTATTTCTATCCAGTCTTCATTTCTTGGAAGAAAAAAATCTGGAGTGTAGGCTTTTGTTCCCCTTTTTATTGGAAAGGGGAAAACTGTAGGTTCAAAATCAAACTCAACCTTATACAGATTAAGCACGCGTGCAAAGTTTGCCTCCCAACTGGATCTAAAACTCATGCCTAGATCTTTTCTAACCCCAGTCTTTGTGTACCTGTAGGCGTTGCCGGATCCCCTTTGCCTAACCCCATCATTGTCGATGACTTCGGTTGCAATCGCTTTGTTTCTGATATTATTCATGTTGGGATGTTTTTTGAAGGAAGATTTTTCCAGAAAAAACTGTTTTGGCTCGACAAGGTTGAGTTCCATATGATATCCTTTACACTTGTAAACGTATGAGTACCTTATATTATACAACAGAAAATAAAAAAATACAAACACCTAAGAAAGAGGTACAAAAAATGAATACACTTAACCAACTCACCAACAGCATCGTTAACAAGATCAACGAGCAGACAATCAATGATCTAATATCAACTGGATTTGATCGTGAGCGAGCAGTTAAAGTTGTAACCGAGTTCGAAGACTTCGATCTCATTCAGGATTCAATTGACAACGAAGTTACTGACTTCTGATATTCATTACTAGAAATAGCGGGGAGTTGAGAAATCGGCTCCCCGCTATTTTTATGCCCTTTTACTGTTCCTAAATGCACCCGTAGCACATGCTCCAGATTTAGCATGATCGCAGAAGGAGCAAACCCTACCGTTTGATGTGGGTGTAAAGTTCTGATCATTTATAATATTATTCATAGAATTAACTAAGTTAACCTTAACTCTTTCTATGTCTTCTTTGGTGAAGAGGTGACCTTTTCTTCTTCCTGATCTAAGATAATACATTTCTGCGTATATCTCTTTTCCTGGAAATATCTCCTGAGCAGCTAGGGCGTATATTCCTAGCTGGAGACTATTTGGTATTTCTTTATTAGAAATCTCCCACTTACCAGTCTTATAATCTATAATTGAAACTCTATCGCCAGTGACATCTACTCTGTCTATGTAACCACGAACAACATAAGAGCCTATAATTAATTCAAATCCCATTTCTTTGGCGTATATGCTCAGCGGCATGCCGGAATTTGTATCGTAAAATTCATCTATAATGACATTACCAGCATCAAGGAGCTGCTCAGGTATAAGGCCTGTAGGATCCCACTTAGGTATAGTTTTAGTATACTCAGACTTAAGCTCTTCTAGATCCAGTTCCTTATTATTGTCCAGTGTATTCTCAAGAACTTCGTGAACTATATTTCCTAATACAGCTGCTGGTGCAAACTGCCTGGGCTCTTTTGATATGTAAGAATAAAAGTATTTTGCAGGACACATGTTATATGTGTCTATTCTAGAATAGGAAAAATCTACTAAAGATAATTTTTTAAATTCACTAATGTAATCTACGTTTAATATTTCTATTTTATTACTCCTAAGAACTACTCTTCATTTGGGTCATAGATTATGACTCCATTTTCATCAAATTCTCTGCCTATTTCATCTATTGTATGATTATTTTTAAAGTTCAAATAACAGCCTTGGCCGACAGGAATCCATCCTGTCTCACCAATTTCCATATGATCATCTTCCAATCTTGGCCACATAGTTTCTCCTATCTAATATCGTTTATCTTTTCGATATCTATATAGTAATTCAATAGAGTGCAAAGATCCTTGATCTCTTCTTCTGAGGCATAGAAGCCTACTATTCCATTTTGGATATATATCTTTTCAACCTCTTGGGTGGATTTATTGATATATTCTGTAATCTTAAAATTTCCCAAACTAATATCTAGTAGTTCATACATAGTTACTCCTCGTAAATTGTTATTGGATTCCAATTTGGATCATTCATTTTCTCTCTCATGTCTGCTACATAGGAATCCCAGTCTCTTTCGTCTTCAGACTTCTTCTGATACTTTACTTCACCGGCAAATGGATCACTTCTGAACTTAGTTATTATTACTCTGCCCTCTTGAGTTCTCCATCTCAATACCCCTTCTGTACACTGGCAGAAGTCATCTGGATGAGGATCTATTCTTCCAGAGGGATCGTATCTGCCACTACAATCTGCGCACTTTGCGTACTTACCTTTATCGCCACACCTATTGCAAGATGAACAAAATCTCCAGCAATCTTTTGTTGAAGGATTTTTATATGTGCCATTAGCTGCCATTATAACTCCAAACTAATAATGTCTTTTAAAGCCTGCTCCATCTTATATGAAACATTCGAATTAAACTTATAACTTACAATCCTATTATGCGAATTGCACTTAATATATACGGGTCTATCACCTTTTGCTGAATTAATTATATCATATATCTTTTCAATAATCTTAGGCGAAGGGTAATCGGTCATCTCTAATACTATAGACTTACCGCTCCTAAATAAAGATGAATCAAGCTGCTCAGAGGAAGAATAGAACATTTTGACCGGAGAAGCTTCTTCATCACCATCTTTTGTTAGGGTTCCAGAGAATATATATATAGAACCCTTTTTTAAGCTATCTTGATTTATTTTAGCTGCGTCTCGAGGAAAAATTATTATCTCTATATCAGAAGATATATCTTCAAGTATCAGCTTGTACATCTTCTGATTCTTTTTGGTCATGATAGTTTTTAGCTCTGTAATCATGCCGCCTATTCTGACATTTGATCCAACTGGATACTCAACTACATCAACTATTTCGGTATCTATCTTCGGCCTAATTACATCCCATATACCATAAACGGGATGATCAGTAACATAAATCCCAAGTTCATTTTTTTCTGACTCAAGAACATCTAATTCACAAAGTCTATTAACAGAGTCCTGGTCTTTATCATACAACTCATCAAAAGCCCCAGCCCTAACCAGATGCTCTAACGTAGACTTCTTAAGTATGAGAGGGTCACATCTTCTGAAAAAATCAAAAACATTAACAAAAGGATGAGCACTGTCTTGGCATCCGACAATAGACTCTGCTATTGACGCACCTATCCCATTAACTGCAGAGAAACCAAATATTATAGTAGATTCATCAACGACTTCAAAATCTATTTTTGATTTATTTATAGACGGAGCAAGGACTTTTATTCCCAACTTTCTGCAGTCAGACAAGTACAGTGCCTGCTTGTCTTTATTCCCAACGACAGAACTCATCAGAGCTGCCATATACTCTACGGTATAGTTTGACTTTAAATATGCTGTTATGTAACTAACCATAGCGTAACTTGCTGCGTGAGCCCTATTGAATCCATAGCCACCGAAATATTCTATATCTGAAAATATTTTATTAGACTTAGAATCATCTAGATCAGAGTACTTTTGACAGCCTTCGACAAACTTTGATCTCATCAATGGTATTTTATCCATCAACTTTTTACCAATTACTTTTCTTAAGTCATCGGCTTCAGCTGAAGTAAATCCCGCCAATTCTCTAGCAACACCAAGCACGTCTTCCTGGTACAGCATGATCCCTAGCGAGGGTGCTAAGACTTTTTCCAACTTGGGGTGCTCGTATGAAACCTTACTTCTTCCGTGCTTTCTGTCTATATACTCCCTATCCATACCAGAGCCCATCGGCCCAGGCCTATGCAGGGATATGAGGGCCATTATGTCTTCTATGGATCTTGGCTGAAGTGAGATCATCATTTCTCTCATTGAAGATGACTCCAACTGAAAAACACCCATGCAATTACCCTTGCACAGTTCATCAAAAGTCTTTTGATCATCTATGGGGATAGCATCAACATCTATTTCTATGCCCCTATTTTTTGCAACCAGCTTAATACAAGAGTCTATGACACCTAGGTTTCTTAGTCCCAAAAAGTCTATCTTCAATATTCCGCATTGCTCCACCCTACCCATGTCCCATTGGGTTATGATTGGATTATCTACTCCCTTTTGCATTACTGGCAGATATTCCGTCAAGGACTCTCGGGATATAACTATCCCTGCAGCGTGCATTCCTGTCTGCCTAACTATGCCCTCTAGCCCAAATGCTGTATCAACTATTTCTTTGGAAATAGGGTTTTTACTATACTCATCAATAAACTCACCTACTTCCATGCATTCAGAAAGACTTTTTGATATACCCAATATAGGTGCAGGTACTTTCTTGGCTATAGAGTCCCCTTCAGAGAAGGTATAACCAAGGGCTCTTGCCGCATCTCTCAGTGACTGTCTTGCGCCAGTCTTATTAAAGGTACATATATGGGCAACTTTGTCGTCACCATATTTAGTTCTAGCGTAATCAATTACCCTATCCCTATATCTATCATCAAAGTCTAGGTCGATATCCGGCATAGACTTTCTGCCTTCTACCAAAAATCTCTCGAACATTAAGCCAAACTTAATCGGATCAAGATTGGTAATCTCAAACGCATAAGAAAGAACACTGCCTGCAGCAGAACCTCTACCCCAGCCGACCCTAATATCATTTTCTTTAGACCACTTAACGAGATCGGAGACTACCAAAAAGTATTCTGGAAATCCCATATCTTTTACTACTTTTATTTCGTGCTCGGCCCTAGATACTATCTCCCCAGGAAGAGGGTCACCATACCTAGTCTTTAAGCCTTCCCACGCAAGTCTCTCGAAGTATTGGACTGATGTTTCGCCATCTGGTATTGGAAAATCTGGAAAATAAATCTCACCAAAACTAAGGTCAACATCAACCATGTCACACACGTGCATGGAGTTATCTAACCAATCTTCTGGAAATACTTTAGACATCTCATCAAAAGACTTAAGGTAGAAATTATCACCATCAAAAGAAAATCTATTTTCAGTATGTATATTTGAGTTAGTAGACACGCATAGCATTATGTCATGGGCACGTGCGTCTTCCTTGTGTACATAATGACAATCGCCGCTTGGAACAACTCTAGCGCCTATAGTCTCAGCTATGCTGACGAGCTGATTCATAATCTTTTTTTGCTCCGCAAGACCGTGATCATGTACTTCTATAAAATAGTTTTCCTTACCAACTATGTCCTGCATCTTTGCAGCGCTCTTTAGCGCATAGTCGTAGTCACCTCTTAGGAGGGCTTGAGCCACCTCACCATTTAGGCATCCGGAAAGGACTATTAGGCCATCACTGTATTGAGATATGAGATCATGATCAACTCTAGGCTTCACATAATAACCCTCAAGATAAGACATGGAAGATATTTTTATTAAGTTATGATAGCCGGTATTATTCTTTGCTAACATAGTTAAATGATATGGACCTCTTTGCTCCCATTCATTTTTTGCTGGACCAGATCTCTCTTCTTCATCTTTGTCAAATCTAGTTTTTCTTGCCTGATACAATTCTGACCCAAGAATCGGCTTAACACCAACTGCTTGACCAGCATCGTAGAAATCAAGCCAAGAGTGGATATTGCCATGATCAGTCGTAGCTATTCCAGACATGCCCAAAGACTTGGCCCTATCCAAATACTGCTCTATATCACCATGGCCATCCAACATAGAATAGACGGTGTGATTATGTAGGTTAGTCCAATTTCTCATTAAATTCCTCTACCGCCATCAGAGTCTCTGAGTGCGTCATCTCTGGTTTCTCTATACGTAATTATAACAACCCCACCACAATACTTGCATGGGACCGGCTTACCATCCTGTGCAAAGGGGCTTGCGTACATATATTTATCTGGCTGATCAGAGTGACACTCTGAACATACTCCAATTACATCATCTGGATCTTTTACTTCTGCCATATTATTCACCTCCTTTCGAAACTGAAACGTAAGCAAATCTGACTGGAGATGGAGAAGATGGCTCATCCGTCTCTACGTATCTATCTCCAATTTTTATCCACTTATTTCTTTTATCTAAAGAACAATCACCACATCCAACGCCCACAGAATTTGCCCTATCACAAGTATATGGCCTACCGCCAATGCCAAGCTGTCTTCTCTTTATCCAATCGTTTATATGACTCATACTTTTTTCATAGTTATAATCTTCGCAGTTGCTAAGTATACCATGAAGAAACTTTATAGACTCTTCCGAATAGGACAGGACTGAACAGAGAAATAATCTTGCTTCATGCTCTAAAAATTTTGTATCTATAGCCTGCTGCCAAAGTCTCTTTATCGCTGGACATCCTTCTACTAATCTTTTAGGCGTAAATTCTTTACCCACTTCCTTAAATTCTTTGAATGCTTCGGATCCATGCTTATTGAAATAAGCCATAAAGTCTTTGGATCTTTCTTTGTCTATCTCAGATTCGTATATATGGTTCCTATACCATTCATTAGCTTTTGCGTTAAACTCTGGATATTCTCTATCAATAGGTCTTGACTCTTTGCAGTAATCTGATATCTCTTCATAGGAAAGATCTAGTAATTCTTTCGGTATTAGGTTTTTATATAGACCGGTATCTTGATGTTTAGAGCCAGCGAGTCTCCACATTCTTCTTGCATCATAAACGCTAAAATCAAGATTATCTAAAGACAGCTTATCTTTAAGGCTGTTAGCTATCCATCTAAATATATTAGGAAGATTATTAGACGGATTGATACCAAGAGACTGTGGTTCACACTCAAGATGGAAACCCTTTTTTCCAGTAAAGTAAACAGCCAATGCATATGATGGTATATGCTCCAGGAGATAGTCGTAAAGCCTACTAACCTGACTAAGGGATTCGGCGGGATTGTCACTATCTATATCGAAATACAGTGGACCTAAGCGAATCGCTTCATCTATATTTTTATTATCATAATGCCAGATAGAAGTATACAGTCCAAGGTTATTATATTTACTTCTGAAATCTTCTATCTCAGAAATATCTAACATTACAGGATTGTCCCCATCCTTAATCCTAATTACACGAGATAAATCAGGTACATATCTTGCTACCTCTACATGTCGCCACCTATATAGGAATTTATCTTTATCTGCGGGTATTATCATATCTTAGCCTTAATCTCTTTAGAGTAGATATTTAAAGAGGCGACCTTTCTTTCTGGGTTTATTAGATGAGAATGGGATCTATAGTATACGGATTCTCTGATAATGTTGTCAAGAGAATCTATTAAAAAATATCTATTAGCTATTCTCTGCTCTTTTGTCTTTTCTCCACTTTTCATTTATTAATTCGCTATCTTCTATTAATAGGTGTAATTTACTAGCAACATTATCTGCTAAATGAACTATATAATCCAGGTAGGTTATTGGGTAAGTTTCAGGTACCGGTGACCATGGACCAAGATGACATCTAACCAGTCTCATTATAGTTTGTATAGCTTCCTCTTGTATAAACAGGGTCGTTGAGCCACTATCGTCACCATACTCCTTATCATGCGCTATACATTTTTCAACAAACGACTGAACCGTATAGGGATGCATCGGGTCGTAATTAAAAGATTCTTCATCTTCTCTTTTTATACCCTTGGTAATATCGTGCAGTAAACAGGCGGCTATTACTATATCAGACTCTTCATCAGACAATACATAAGACCCACATAGAATAGAGGCTGTTCGAACAACTCTCTTTGTATGCAGCATATTTCCACCAAGTCCATGCTCGTCTGGGGGGTGATACTTTCCGGAGAAACTTGATGGAACCTCCCAAAAGCTACTGGCCTTAATCAGTACTGATCTAATGAAGTTTCTTATATCATCATTTTTTATAAGATTAATTTCCTGAATCAGGGGTGCAAGAAATTCATCTTCTTGCTCTATCGAATTCTTTTTATTTGAACCTATTATTTCATCTAAAAAATTTTTACTCATTTCCATCCATTCCATTTCGAACACGGTTCTTCAAAGGGACACTTCTTGCAATACGGGTTTAAATTTCTTCTTGGAACAAAAACATCTTTACCCTTTATTGTATCACACCAATACTCCAACGCTTCCCTATCTTCATGAGAAACACTATATTCATTAAAGTTAATGTTATCCGACATCAAATCAATATAGCCAAACTTGGAACTAGACAATCTATCTGAATGTCTAGTCCTATATCCTTCATACATTGAAGAAAAGTCAACCTGATACATATGACTATTTGAATTTTTATAACTAAATATAAACTTAACTACATAAGTATAGCCATCCAAATAATAAATTAAATCAAACTTATCTTCTATTCTTATGTCCCGATTTATTCTTGCTATATAGTCATCAGATATTGCTATTGGTATAATATCTGTTTCAGAATAAGTTTCGTAAAACCTTAACAGTAAGGATGCGGCTTTTGTCGTTAGGCTAGCAACATTTCCGTACAAAGTTTCATGCTGATCGTTTATTATATCATATGCGTCTGTGCCTTTTGGAAACCATAATTTTTCCCACCTATTAATTATAGATGAATATGATGGCGTTGCACCAGCCTGCTTCTTGTACCAAAAGTACTGTAAGATGTTTTTTATTGTTGTTTCAAACCTAACCGTATATATGTCTCTAGAGTATATCTTTTCCGGCAAATCCTCCAGATGCCTATAACTGTATAATCTTTCGCATATTTGAAAATCTTTTATAGATTCAGTATTCAATACTAGCACTAGTCAAAACCCTCTCCATTTAGTAACTCATTGAAGTCTGACGATTCTAGATATGAATCATCTCCAATAACTTCATAATCCTCATATGTTTTTCTTGAATCTACATATCTAACAAGCGGAGGATCGTAAACAAAAGATGACCCAGTTATTCTGTTTTTTGGAATTTGCAACTGCATAACCGAATCATCTTCTGTTTCGTCATCTGTAGCCAAACGTTTTTCGGTAATGAATATTGTTACAGCGCACTTCTGCTGAATAGCCAATGAACCGCCAGTGTCAGATTGCTGAACAACCTCTCTCTTCTCTTTCATTCTGTTGGAGTTTTCTTGAGCGGTTATTATAAGAACGCATCCCATGTCTCTAGCTAGCTTTTCTAGCCTAACCATCATCTCTTCAAATTCGCCCCATCTAGGCTTGCCCTTTCCACTTCCCCTAGTAAACATGGATTGTATAGTATCTATAACAACAACATCAGGGATCATTTCATCATTGCCAACCAAAGTTCTGAGCCATTTTTCAAGATCTTCAAAATAAGGAGTATCAGGGTCATGTCTAACCATAAGTCGATTACCCCATTCATCTAACTTATCTTTGAACTTTTTTACCTTGGCTGCCTTTTGCTGCTCTGTCCACTTGTCTAGTTCTGAGTATACATTTTCACCTATGATTTGAGTCATAAGTATTCTTTCCCAGTGACCTATCGCCTCTTCAAAATTTACATACAGAACTTTATAACCATTGTCCAACCAGTTATTTACCAGGCACTTAGCAAACGTGCTTTTACCCTTACCTGAGGGGGCTATTATTGCATGGACAGCGCCTTTAAAAAAGCCCCCTTCATCAGTATATCCCATGGCTCTATTCAGAGCTTTGAACTGGGTGGGAACAAAGTCTGGTATATCTAATAGCGAATCTATTCTTTGCGCTATGTCTTGGGCCGTAGTTATGTCCTCAAATGGATTCTTTCTAGATGCAGTTTCTATATCCTGTATCGATGATATTAGAGAGGTTATTCTAGATTTATCCTCATCTGTTTTTAGGCCCTTTTTAGAGGTAAGTATTTCTAGCTCTTTTATATTAGCTTCTTGCTTTTTCCTAAGAGCCTTATACTTAACCATCTCCACTACTGATTCTGCGCTTGGAGACTCTAAGCTAGATATATACTCCAGCATAAGGTTAACTCCGCTTGTCCCACCTAGAGCTGAGTATATGTCGGTTTCAGACTCCAGCCAGGACTTGAAGGCAGCTGGCTCTACCACATCAAGATTAGTAGCCCTATGATAGGCAAGTAAAGCTGTATAGAATTCGTGAACACCCTTTTCGCCATGTATTATGCCCACCATTTCGTCTGGTAGATTCTTGTCAAAATAAGATATAGACCCAGGAGTATTTAATGAAAGAGAGAAAATATGATATTCTAAAGGAACATTTTCTAACGTTTCACTTTCTTTTGTCATCAATTTTACTATCCTTCATTTTTCTATAATACTGCTTTCTTCTTTCTGAGTTTACCTTTTTCATTTTCTGGTAATAATCAGAAGAAGTTATGGACTTGTGATCTTTTTTTTCACTTTTTATAGGAGTGCTCCTAATTGCATCCAGCATTCTATCATATACACTCTTTTCCGTTAGTGAATCACAGTATCTAAATACAACCAGTGCAATCCCATTATCTTTACAGTATTGAGCTTTTATCTCATCTCTTTTTTGAGCTTGCTCGAAATCATATTTCGAATCAAAAAATCTGCTCGTATAATAAAAATGTTGCCTACCATGATATTCAGCTGCAAGACTAAATCTTGGACAATAAACATCAAGCTTCATTTTGTTGCCAATATGAAATTCATTAACTATCTCTTCACCAGGGAGAAGTTTTTTCATTATTGAGGTTAAGGCTGTCTGGCCTCTTGACATTTTTTTTCTAGAGTTTTTTAGCCAAGATAAACCAAGACTGTTTATCATTTTATTTACTTCTGATACAGACGTATTTAGCTCTGTAGCGATTGAGGACAAAGACATATTGCTCTCGAACAATAAGTCTGTCAAAAAATCTAAATCATCTGAATCAAACCTATTACCGCTATTGTCTTTTCTCATTTTACTGATTTCTATTTACCTTACCCAATGTCAATGTCTTGCCAAGATCTATAAGAGGAACGTTAAGGTTTTGCCACACTTTTGGCAAAAGCGCCAGTCCCATAACTCCACAATCCAGAAGGCAGTAATCTAGCTCACCATCCAGCTCAGATAATTGTGAATAAACATCATCTACCTTACCGTAATAGTTGTTATAGGGAACATGAATATTATGTACATTGTACCCAAAGAATTTTGACACAGCCTTAGAGTCATGGAATGTCACTATAGCTGTTTTTGAGTACCTTATGAAATGATCGACAAACGAACTAAAAGTTTCTCTATCATTCAAATAGAAATATTCAAATATATTCGAGTAATAATAATTGTGGTCAGCATTCAAGCCTATCTTACGATGTCTGTTTGCACTTACATCGTCCTTTAAAGAATGTGAAACTGCTTTCATTATTCTTTTATCACTAGACTTAAGCGATTGAATAACATTTTTTGCAAAGGATGATGGGAAGGAATTGTCACTATTTTTACTTAGGGCAACAACCGCTGCTTTAGGTATATTAATGTAGCTAAACTTTTGCTTCCTATACATTGATTCAGTTACATCTATTAAGGATTGCTTTGGATCTAGAAATGTCATATTACTTTGCTCCTAAAGATTCCCAGCTCATAAGAACTGGATTGTCATCTATTATTGAATTGATATGATTTATATTGTGGAATTCACCACCATCTAATTCTGAATACCTATTATACTTATCTTGTTTATCCTCATCTCTAATATAGCCCAGGTGCTGCATTACGAGACCAGAATTTATAAAGAAATTTCTTCTCCTAATCCAGTCAGATACATAGGTTGGCTCTGAGCCGCATGCCAGCTTCTTATTTAAAAAGCCACCATCTTTCACGTACCTAAATATTCTAGAGCTATTTGTTGGCGCCCATAGCTTATCAACCCTAAAGTGAGTCTCATTCCACATATGGTAAAACCTAACATTAACTACGTCATACTCAGAAGAATTCAGCACATCTCTGATCTCAGGCCCCTCAATACTGAATAGCTTTTCATCACAATCTATAGCCACTATCCAGTCACCTTCTTTGGCGAAGTTGTTTAGGTTACCCCATGCATAGGCTCTGAGCTTGCCTTCATGCTTATTGAAAAGTGGTTCAGAAGTAGAAAAAACCTCTGCGTATTTAGAAGCTATTTCTGGTGTGTCATCATCAGAGCAATCGTCTGTAAAAATAATCTTATCGACCTGACCAGACAGTCTCTTTAGAACATCTTCTAAATATCTATTAGATTCGTTTCTTCCTATCATTTGTGCTATTAACATTAGCACTCCTTTACGTGAAGAGGGGGAGGCCTACACCTCCCCCTCAGCAAATAATACTATCTATCAGACGGTGAAGTTTTCACGTGCCTGAACAGCTGTAATGCGGTCAACGTCCATATCCTTGTACAGAAGCTCACCTGGGGTCGACTTAATCGTACGACGATTGCTCATAGCAATCTTCTCTGCATCAGCCTTATTGTTGGCCTTAACAACTGCTGTTGTCGTAACGGTGAAGTACTTAAACTTGTTCTCTGACATTTGTATTCCTTTGTTAGTTTGTTGGATAATTACTAGCGATATATTCTATCGCATCTTGCATTGATGGTGCAAGCTTTGTTGCCATATATTGCAGGTAAACTCGATTTATTGCCTGCGGGCCCGCAAAGACTACCACAGGTTGACCATGGATCTTTGCCCAAGCCATTTCGAAATCGGTACCTATATATTGACGATCTTGTATCATATACTCAACGAGAAGTATATCAGCTCTTTTCTGGAGAAACAAATTCTTTTCAGCAATTTCTTCCGGAGTTTCGAAATCGGTACTTACAATAGTGATTGGATCTAATACATCAAATCCTCTAAGATGCAATTCTTTTGTTGCAACTTTTCTCCACTCAGATCCATACTCTTCGACCCCCTCTATAGCACCAGATAGAAAAACTTTTGCTGGCATTAGCTCTCCCTAAACTCTGACCATGTTTTATTACCGCTACCATCATACACTCTAGCTAATCCAATGTCAACTAAATCTGTATTCAAACATCTCTCATATTTTTTGTCGGTAATTGTTCCTAGGACTCTGCCGTACTTTCCCTTTTGTTCTTTCGTGGTCTTAATAATAAAATCTGGTCCCACTTTTTCAAACCACTGCTCAACATACTCTTTTGCAGCTAATCCTAATTTTTTCTCTTCAAGATTTCTAGTTCTACTCTCTGGAGTATTAATTCCAGCGAGGCGGACTCTGCTAAAATAATGGATATCAAACCCAAGGTCAATATAAACATCAATAGTGTCTCCATCTACTACTCTCTTTAATTTTGCCATATAAGTATACATTTTATTTAATCTCTTTCTATTCCTAGAGCGTCACATGCGTCTCTAAAAATCTTTTGACTTACCTTAAATTTCTTATCAGCTTCTCCATGCAGCGGGGAAGATTTATGCCAACTATGACCTATCGAAACTTGACCATTATAGACTATATTGTATCCAAGATGTCTTGCAAAATAAGAGCACCATGTCTCTTCATAATAATGAGGTGTTGGCAAAAATGCCCCTATAGCGCTGGGTACTATAGATAGATACTGCTTATTGCTCGTCATTGCTTCCCATACTTCTCTGCGTATAAAGTATGCTGAGCCAGACACGGTAACACATTCGGTAACATCTCTATACTTCTGGTCTTTAGGATCAAATTCTTTCCACCCCCTCATCACAGGTTTTGTATTGGTACCAACAATTCCTGCGTGCGTAATATATCCATCTTCATCTCTTTGCTTCGGCCCAGAAATATGTACATCACTATTTTTATCAAAAAATGCCTGCATGGATAATACGTCCGATGTTTTCATCCAAACATCAGCATTGAGTATGGCTATTATATCCCCTGAACCCAGTCTGGCTAAATCATTTACTGCTGCTGAATAACCTATATTTTTATTCTTTATGAAATCTGTATAATGATAATTAGATATGTTTCTTAGTGCCAATTCACAGGAATCGTCCGGAGAGT